ATTAAAATGAGCCGTTTTTAACCCCTTAAGAAAACCTAGAAAATAAAAAAACCCAACTCCGTGTTATTGAAGCTGGGTTGTTATAACAAATAAGCCAATTTAATTTTGTGGGTCTATTTGTTTTAGTCTTTTATTTACGTCTTTTAAAGTCTTCTTTAATGCTTTTTTAAGTACCCTTAAATCTATATGACCTTTTAACTCTATATTGTAAGTTTTTCCTAAATCTTTTATGTTTAAAGTAGCTTCATTATTTAAAGTAATATTTTCGTCTTCTTTAACTAATTCAAAATCTTCTGATAAAACACTTAAAGACATTCCATCGTCTGTTAATATATTTAAAAAGTCTCCGTTAAGAACCATTCTTTTAGGCATCAAAGTTACTAAGAAATCAGTTAATTCATCTGAGCCTTCTTCATATATTTTACCTTCTTTAAAATATTTTTTATAGCTTAATTCTGCATTTTTCTTATTTAAGTATTTAAACCTTCTACCTGTTTTTTTTGCTTGATTTTCCATTTTTACTGTTTTTGATTATTATTGTTAATTTCACTTCCTTCTAAAACCCATTCTAAAACTTTTATTTGAGCTTGTTTTTCACTAGCAATTTCTAAAAGAATTTTACTGTCTTTATGCAATTCTAGGATTTTACTTTTTACTTCATTTGTTTTTACCATTGTTTTTGATTATTTAATTGTTATTCATTATCTGCTTTAATACATGCTTTAGAGTCGCATATACCTTCTTTTTCAATTTCTACTCCGCAAACATTACATTCGTAATATTCTTCTTGATTATCTAAGTAATCAAATAGTTCATTTTCTATGTTTTTATCAAACGTGTTATTTCCAAAGCATCCTGCCATAATTAATTGTATTTGTATTAATATTTTAAAATAAACCATTAAAACTATTTGCTAACACGGTATATAGTTTATGCCTAAGTACCGTGCTAACATAAAGTTTAGTGATAATCAGTCACAATTAAATATTTTTAGTGTGAGTTTCAAAATAAACTTCTATCGTTTTATTCAAGCTGCCTATTTGGCTTCTTCTGGTTCTTAATTCCGCTTCTGTTTCATTTCCACAACCTTCACAATTTCCGTCTTGTGGTTGCTTTCTAATTTCTACAAGTCTATCAATATCCGCTTGTATCAAACTTCTTAATTCGTACATAAAGTCTATAAATTCTTTTTTCATCTTAAAAATATTTAATTGTTAATTCAGTTATTAATTCAAGGTTCGTCTTTCAAAAGGCACAAACCATATACCTATTCGTTATGGGTAATTCTGCCACCAATCTTTACCACAAACTTTACATCTTACATTATAAGTATCACTAACATAATGATTAGGTGGTGACATAGGGCTGTTACCTTCAAACAATGGTAGTTTTTCAATCAGTTCTCTATTCTCTTTACAGTTATGTTTATCAGAAGAACTACCCATAACAACGTGTAAAAACCATTGCTTGAGTTTTCCGAAAGTTTGTTTTAATCTATTCATTTTGTCTTTAATTTAAAAGTTATTTTAATATTTATAAAGTCGCAACAGTTCTTACACAAACCGTTAATTACAACATCGCTCCAAGGCAAAACGAGAATTAAAACCTTGGAGTTCAGTTGCTCCCACAAAATTATACAAAAAGGGGGTTTTGAGCTCAGTTACGGATTCGAACCGCATATAACCTAACATTTTTAATGTCTTGAATATACTGAGCTTTATTTTTACTTATCGCTTTCGTTTTCAACTATTCTTTTAGAAACATATTCTGAAACTAATTTTAAACCTCCAGAGTTGTAAGCTTTTATTATTAGCTCTCTATTCTTTTTTCTTTCAGTTGAATCAATTGTAATTAAACTAGTTAGTCTAGTTACCCATTGTCTTAATTTTATCTTTTCTTTATTTATAAGTTGAACTTTCTTTTTGTTGTCTTTGTAATAGTCGAATTTTTTTAATTTAGATTCATCCATGGTTTTAGTTTTTTAGCAAATTGATTAAAAGTCTTTTTTTTCTTTGGAATATAAGCTTTGCTTACACACATAAATTGTTTCGAGGATTCTGGTTTTTCATTAAAATTTATTATCGACATAACTTACTTTTTGGTTAATAATTGCTTCATCTATATATAGATTTTTAGCTTTAAGTTTCTCTGCTCTATCTTTTAAATAAGCTTTACGTTTTTCATATCGCTCTTGTTGAATGATTCTGCTTTTAATTTCCAATAGTAATTTCATTTCTTGTTTTGTTTTTAAGGTTCTTATTATAATAATTATATAAATAACTGTACACATCTGTTATGTTTGCTACTTCAGTAAATTCATCAGATTCAATAATGTTGTCATTTTCATCAAGCAACATCATTTCGTGTTCAAATTTATTCTTACTTATTAAAAGTATTTTTGATTTACACAAGAAATCTTTAGGTTTTATTACCCAAGCTACATCTTTTACAATTGACTTATAATCTAAGTCTAATTCTTTTAATAATCTTTCAGAGTCTAACATCATAATTTTAGTCTTTTACAAATGTTCCATTTTCCATTTTGCCTGTTCTTTCTTTTATAACTTCATAAGCTGAAAGTAAACAGTCTTCAACTTGTTTGTGTTCTGAATCTATAAATTTAGATTTATTGTTTAATGACTCAATATACACGCGCTCCTGTTCATATAATTTAACTAAATTAGTAAGAACAACTATTGAATCACCAACAGCGTCGTAAAACTCGCCATCGTCTCTTTTATTGACTGCTCTAGCTAATTCACCAACCTCTTCACATAATTTAACAAATTGTGTTTTTGAATCTCCTTTGTGATAAATTCCTCTTTTTGAAGCCCACGAGCGTATATCATCAAATATACTTGAGTCTTCTGAAAATAATTTTGAATTGTTTTTTCTCATTTTATATTGTATTAAGTTCGTGTTCCTAAAGACTAATTCTTTAAGATAAACAAAGATAGGAAATATAAATGAATAAAAAAAACTTTTAGTCAACTATTTTTCAACTATTTTCCTTCGTGTAACTCCGTGAAAAATATTTTTAAACCTAATGAAATTTTAGCGTTTTTAATTTTTATATATTAACATTAATTTATAAATTTGCTTAATTACACTTTTAATTCAAACATGAAGTTTTGAGGTTAAGTAGCTGTTAAGTAAAATATTTCAACACAAGTTAATTATTATCAAGTGTAAGTAAAAAAATAAATATGTATAAACACAGAAACAATTATGACAGACAAAAAATTAGATGACAAAGTTCGTGAGTTTATGGTAGAAATGAGTGATGTAGAAATACTCAAGACAACAGAAGCTTACGGTTATTTTTACGCTGCATTGCCTGATATTATAAAGGTTATTACACCTATATTAATAAAGCATGGTATATGGTACAAGCATAGAACTGGTTACGACGCTGAATCTAAATGTAATTTAGTTATTACGCGCGTGTACAATATTAATGACTCTAATGATTTCGAAGAGTCTATTACTATTATTGACAAAGAAGCTCAACTTGCTAAAATGAATAGATTCATGATAGAAGGTTCAGCAATAACTTATTTCAGACGTTATCACTTAACAACAATGCTTGGTTTACAAACTGACGAAGATAGTGATGCTGGCGGTAAAAGAGTTAAAAAGCAAAGTGGAACAGGTCGTTCTGTAGAAGCTAACTCTGAACCTGAAAAACCAAACATGGTAGCTATATTTGACAAACAAATAGAGTTAAAAAACAAAGTTCAAATAAATAAATTATTTGATATGTACAAACCTCAAATGAACAACGCTGAAATTAAAGCTATTTCACAATTAATAGAAAATAAACATGGAAACAAATAGAGATTATTTAAGCTGGTCGCAATATTCATTGTTTAAGTCTAGCAAATTACAGTTTTACAAAAGATATGTTCTTGGAGAAACGTTAAATCTTAGAGCTTTTAATAAAGGCAAAGAATTAGCTGATTATAAAGAAACTGGAGAAATACCGCATTATGTAGCAGACCCATTATTAGAAGCTGTGGCAAGTGCTATACCAGATTTAGGTAATGCAGAATATGAATTAAATGTTTCTTTAGGTGATATTAAATTAAAATCATTTCTAGATGATTGCCATAGTGAATTAGCTGATTTTATTGAAATTAAAACTGGTAAAAACGCTTGGACTCAAGAAATGGTTAATAATCACGAGCAATTAGATTTTTATGCTTTGTGCTTATATATATTTAGTGAAGAAAAAATAATACCTAAAGTTACTTTATACTGGGTTGAAACAGAAGAAGTAGAAATAAATGGCGTAAACGAATTACGTTACACTGGCGCTGTTGAAAAGTTTGAAAAACAATTCACGCTTGAAGATATAGTTTCTATGGGAGCTAAAATTAATGTTGTATATCAAGAAATAAAAGATTATCAACATGAAGAAATAAACGTTGATGAAGACATTGTTGAAAGATATATAGAGCTTGAAAAACTTAAAAAAGAAACTGAAAACGAAATGAGTCTAATTAAATTGCAAATATTAGATGATTTAAAAACAGTTGGAGCTAAGTATGCTTCATCTAAAAATGGTAGATTTAGTATTTCTGAAAGAAAAACAGCTCAATATTCTAGTGAAATAACTAAAAAAGAATCTGACTTTAAGAAAGAAATAAACAAACTTAAAAAAGCTGAAAAAGATAAAGGCATAGCTACTTACGCTATATCTGAATCTATATTATTCAAAGCTGTAAAATAGCATTAAATAAGTAAATTAAATAAGTAAATTAATTAAATTAAATTTTGTATTATGAGTAAATCACATGAATTAAGAGTAAAAATTGAACAAATCGGTCAGACGCAAGAAATTGGTAACAACGGATTTAAGAAAAGAGAAGTTGTCGGAATTGTTGAAGGTGAATATCCTGAACATTACAAGTTCGAATTTATCAAAGACAAAACGTCATTACCTGATGACTTATTAGAAAACACTTACGCTACAATCCACTTTAATATTAAAGGTAGAAAAGTAGATGCTAAGAAAAAAGGCGATGAACCAATGTATTTTACTAGCTTACAAGCTTGGAAAGTAGATGTTGGTGAATAACTAGTATTTTTAATAATCAATTAAGCTCGCAGCACATCACTGCGGGCTTTTATTGGTATAAAAACATTTAAAAATGATAAAATACAATTATAAAAGTTCTAAAGTTTTACCTAACATGACTGGACGTAGATTTATGTGTGTATCAAAAAACTCTGAATTAGTAGACACTTTTGCTGACAATTTTAACATAGGCAGAATATACCCTGAAGCTAAAGTAGACTTTGACCATGAAAATATTACTGAATGTGATAAGGAATTACTTTTAATTAGCGACAACAACATACCTATATATATAGATAGTTGCGATTTTGTTGAAATAGAAGGCATGAATTCTGTAGCTGTAAATTCTTGGATATACTTAAACTAAAATTATGATTACAAATAAAGACATAAAATTTCCATATTATTCAGGTAATATAAAATTAACTAAGTCTTTAGGTTGTGTGAATTTAGAACAATTTATAAATGCTCACAAATATCCTACAGATGACACTAGAGCAATAATTAATTTAATTAAAAATTGTGAAGACCCTAAGCATAAAAGAAAACTTAAGCACGGTTTATTTTCTTTCACTCCAAATGTATTTATAAAAAAATGGAATAAGAGAAGTTATAAAAATATAGATTACTACACAGGTTTAATGCAACTTGATTTTGATAATATAAATGATAATAAATTAGCTATAGATTTAAAACACTGGATTTACATGCAACCTGAATGTGTAGTTTCATATCTTAGTCCTTCAGGCGGTGTTAAAGCTTTAATAAAAATAAAAAAAGCTAAAGACGAAAAACATTATAAAGCAATACATAAATCTGTTACTGAAAAATATCAAGAAACAGGTTATTTTGACGAAGCTACTAAAAACGCTGTGCTTCCATTATTTTTAAGTATAGACGAATTAATACTTAGTAGAGATTATAGCGAAGCAAAAACATGGACAAAAGAAAATTTTGAAGAGATTAATTACGTAGCTCTTAATAACGAGCAACCACCCAACTTCAATAGCTCTGATGAGTATTCAGTAAAAACAATTGAAATACTAAATAAAAAAATTAACAATATTGTTGATAATGGACATCCTCAAGTTCGTAACGCAGCTTTGGTATTAGGTTCTAGATGTGCGGCTGGCTACTTAAATTTACAAGAAGCTATACAATATATGGAATCATTAATAAAAAATAATAATTATTTACAAAAAGGAATTGAAGGATATATATCAACTGCTAATTGGGGAATAAAAGAAGGTTTTAAAAATCCTAAATATTACTAATATGATAATAGAAGTTAACAAGCCGAGTAATTTTACTAAAGTACATGTAGTAGTTCATGAAACATGTTTAATATTACACAAGATACTTAAAGTAAAAGAAAACAATTGTAGTTACATTAATTCGTTATTCCATTTTAAAGATTATTTGAAGTTGGTTGGTGAACTAAGAACGTTTAACGACAACGAGACTACTAAAAAATCAGTCATTGAATTTCTTAAAGAAAACTGCGAAACAGTAAATAAATTAGAATCAAAAACTAATGTAATTAAAAAAGAAGACAATCAATTAAGTTTATTTTAATATGAGTATCACTCTAAGAGATTATCAACAGCCATTTTATGATGATATATGGAACGAACTATTTGTTAAAAATGTAAAGCGTGTTTGTGGGGTTTTACCAACTGGAGGCGGAAAATCTGTAGTAATAGGTAAGCTAGCAAATAATCTACCTGGTAGAACATTAATATTAACTCATAGAGTTGAAATATTTAATCAAAACTCTGAATGGGTTAAAGATTTAGGTATGTTAGCTTCTGATGTTAATACGTTAAGATATGACAATAAAGTTGTTATAGCTATGGTTCAAACTCTTGATGCTAGATTAAAAAATTATGGTGATGATTATATAGGTTCATTTGACAATATAATATTAGATGAAGTTCATATATTAATATTTGAAAAAGTATTTAATAAATATAATTATGACAGATTAATAGGCTTTACAGGCTCTCCTGTTGTTTATGGTAAAAAAATAGAAACAAGTATAGATAATGTAGATTACGTAGAAGATTACACTTTAAGCCAAATATTTGATACTATAGTTTGTGGTCCTAGCACTCAAGAATTAATAGATTTAGGTTATTTAGTTCAAGATTATAATATAGTTTTAAGACTGCCTGATTTTGATAAATTAAAAGAGTCTGATTCAAACCCTGATGGCTATACTTCAAAGTCTATGAATGAAGTGTATTATAATACAGTTTCATTAGATAAGTTAATGGAAGGTTATTACAGATACGCTAAAGATAAAAAAACATTAATATTTAATTCTTCTAATAAGGTAAATAAAATGATTTATGACCATATGAAGTCTAAAGGTATAAATTGTAAAATGTTTGATACTTCTAAAAATAGAAACATAAACCCTGAAACAGGAAAATATTATAAACGCTCAGAAATAATAGAATGGTTTAGAAACGAAAAAGACGCTGTTCTAATAAATACAAATGTTTTTACAACTGGTTTTGATGTTGATGATGTTGAATGTATAATAATGAACAGAGCAACTAAATCATTAGCTTTGTTTATACAAATAATAGGCAGAGGCTCTAGAATAACAAATAAAACATTTAAAGATAAATTTACTGTTCTTGATTTAGGTCAAAATATATATGAACATGGTCTTTGGTCGCAAGAGCGTGACTGGGAAAAATATTTTTATAGCAATGGTCCTAGATTAAAAAATAACTTAGATATGCTAAGTGTTTGGGAATGCGAATACTGTGGATATTATAATGTTAAAGGCACTACAGAATGCGGTGATTGTGGAGCTGAAAAGTTAAATGCTGTTATTAATGGTAAAGACAAAAAATTTAAAGATGGTCAATTTACTATTATAAAAGATATGGACCCGCCTAGAGGTAGAGCAATAGTAGCTTATTGCAAGAAAAACAATTTATCAATAAGCGAAGCAATAAAAATAACTCAAAATAGAATATTAGAACTTTTCGTATCTTATAGAGTTAGTGAAAGTTTTTACGCTAGAAGAAAAGAAGATTATGTTGATAAACATGGTTTTAATAAAAAAGGATTTGATTCTAGAGTCAAAGAAATATTTAGGCCTTGTTATTTTGCTATACTTGATAAAAAATCAGGTTTAACAGGTAATAGAAAACGTAAGTTAAATACTGAAAATGAAAGATTAATAAAAATAATAGAAAAAAATATGAATTATGATAAACAACAATAATTTTATATGTAAAATAAAACGGTCGAGTATGTTAGACCATGATAAATTTGCTATTAGATTATATAAAATTACAGCGTGGCTAAACAAGCGATATAATTTAAAGTCTAAAGATGTAGATTTTGATTATTACTTAGAAAGTGATGATAAAAAAAATAATTTAGTAACTATTAAATTAAGCTTTAGATAATGGATATAATAGAAAGAAAAGTAATAAGTACGGACACTATAAATCCTATAGACCATTTTAATGAAAATCATGCTCAATATATACTTACGTTATTTTCTAATAAACCTATAGGTCATGTAACTTCAATAGACTCGTTTTCTTATACAACAAATAAAGCTAATAGAAAAAAGAAAATGATAGTTTTATCAGAAGGCTTTTTTATAGCTTTAATTGAAAATGATTTAGGTATGATTGTCGGTGAAATGTATTCACCATTCAGAATGTTAGTTGAATTTGAGTTTAAAAATAACTGGCGTAAAGCATGTTGGTTTATAGTTTACGATGTTATGAATAATCAAATACCTTATATTAGAGTAGCTACTAAGTATTTTAAAGTAATTAAAAAAACAGATAGAAATTCTATAGTTAGAACAGAACTTAAAATATGGGATAAAATGACTATAATGGATGACTATGGTAAAAAGTTTTTAACTAGAATATCTGATTATGATGATTTTACTATAGAACCTTGCAATAAAGGTTACAATCAAATAGTAGGTAATAATTATAATCTTTATGCTCCATTTGAACATACAGCAGCTAAATCATATACTGAAGACCAAATAAAATGGACTGAAACATTATTACATCATATATTTGGAGAACAATATGAAATAGGTTTAAAATACTTAAAAGTGCTTTACGATATGCCTAGACAAAAACTACCTATATTAGTACTAACGTCTGAAGAGAGAAGCACAGGTAAAACTACTTTTTTAGATTATGTAGAAATGTTATTTGGAGCTAATTCAGTTGTAATAAACCCGCAAGATATATCAAATTCTTTTAATGCAGCTTATGCAACTAGTAATATTATTATGATAGAAGAATCTAGATTTGATAATGTTCAAGCAACTGAAAAGCTTAAAAACTTAGCGACTCAAAAAAAGATAATGGTTAATACTAAATTTGTTCAACAATATTCTATACCATTCCATGGACATTTAATAATAACATCAAATGACCAAAAGAAATTTTCTAAAGTAGACAATTCAGAAATAAGGTACTGGGTAAGAAGTATACCGACTTTAGTTGGCAAAGCTAATCATAACATATTAAATGACTTAAGAAGTGAAATACCTTATTTTTTAGCTAAACTTAATAGCATGGAAGATATTGATACATCTAAATCTAGGCAAGTATTTGAAGCTGAATCATTACAAACAGAAGCTTTAGCTACAGTTAAATTAGAATCTAGGTCTTCTCTACATAAGGAATTAGAACTAATGTTTGATGCTCATTGTTTAGAAAATCAAGATATTGAATATTTCAGATTTATAGCTAAAGATATTAAAGAAGCTTGGTTTAAAAGTGATAATAAAAATGAAATGAACTATATTAATAGAGTTTTATCAGATGGCTTAAAATTAGATAAAGAATCTATGATGAGGTATAAACCGCTAGAAACATCTGTTGGTTATCAAAAGACAAAAACTGGAACTCCTTACGTATTTAAAAATATATATTATGACCCTAGTAAAAAAGAAAAAAGAGAAGATATATAAACCGTCTTTCAGAGAGCAAATGATGCATCAAAGTTGGTGTTTTAAAAACAATATATTTATATACTTTGAAAATTATACTTGGATAGAAGGTTGTATTATTATTAACGATAAAGGCAAAATCACTAGAGGTGAAAAAACTTATTATCAAAATAAATTAAAACCTAAAGACGAAAAGTATTGGGATGTTATTTGGAACCTATATACTGAATATTATTTAATGAACAACAACATAGATAAAATTATTAATTAAAAACAAACGAAATGAATTTAGAAATTATCAAAAAAATTACATTAGACTTTTTTAAAGAGTTTAGTGAAAACAAAGACAGTATGAGTAATGACATATTTAAAATGTGGTGGTTACAAAATAAAAATAATTATACTGCTGAAGAGTTTGAAAATAAAGACAATATACTAGAGCACTCTAATAAAATAATATTTAATAGAGGTGAAGAAAAAAACAGACAATATGGTCCTTTTTCAGAGTCTATTGAAAGAGCAGCTAAAATGGCTAGTTTGTTGATTATTGACAAAGAAATAACAACTGAAGACTTTTTTAAATGCATGATTGCCTTAAAAACTAGCAGAATGGCATACAACAACAAATATGATACAATGCTAGACGCTATTGGATATATAGCTGGATTAGATAACTACTTAAAAGAAATTAGAGATGAACAATAAATTTGAAGAAGATTACAAAGACCTTTTAGTTAAAGCCTTAACTGTTGGTTCTTTAGATGAAAATAGAACAGGTGTAAAAGCTTATACTTTATTTGCTGAACAACTTAGATTTGATACAAGATGTAATTTAGTTCCTATTATTACAGGTAAAAAAATACTTTACAAAAAAGCTTGGTATGAATATCAATGGATAAAAAGCGGTGGTACAGATACTAAATACTTAAACTATCATGGTATTAGATGGTGGGATAAATACGCTGATTCTAATGGCAACTTACCTAAAACATATGGTCATCAATTAAGAAATTATAATGGTGAATTTGACCAATTAGATTATTGTATTAATCAAATAAAACAAAACTCAAGAAGAGCACATATAACAATGTGGAATCCTTCTGATTTAGAAGAACAGGTTTTACCATGTTGCTATACAGGTTTAACATTTGTTACAACGCTTAATAATTCAGTATTGAATTTGTCAATTGACTTTAGAAGCTCAGATTTGTTTTTAGGTTTACCTTATGACATATTATTTGGTTTTTACCTTTTAATGAGAGTGGCTTTCATTACTGATAAGAAGCCAGGTGAAATAGTGTTTAACTTAAATAACGCTCATGTTTACGAAAATCATAAAGAAGGCGTAGAAGAATATATAGCTTCAAAACATCATAAATTACCAACCTACATAGGTGGTCACGAAATAAATTATAAACACGGTTCTTTTATACAAGTACCACTAAACAATTAATAATGAAGAAATTTTTAATATTTGATGTAGAAACAAGTGGATTCACTCCGCCTAAAGCAAGAATAGCTGAATTAGCTTTTATGCTTGTAGATGAGTCAGGAAATGAATTACATAGTCATTCTAGTTTAATAAAACCAGATGGCTGGGAAATACCTAAAGAGAAATTCTTTATTGACAATGGAATGAGCACTGAAAGAAATATAGAATTAGGTGTTCCTATATTTGGTGTTCTTAGAGAATTTCAAGACACTTTAAAACAATGCGACTATGTAGTTGCTCACAATATTCCTTTTGATAGAAAATTTGTAATGCATGAATTAAAGCAAGCTAAAATAACTCATCAGTTATTCCAGTTTAAAAAAGGTATATGCACAATGAGCACTACAACTGATTATTGTAAACTACCTGGTAAATATGGAAATTACAAGTGGCCTAAATTAGAAGAATTACATCATATATTATTTGAAGAAGGATTTGATGGAGCTCACGAGGCTTTAGCTGATGTTAAAGCTACTAGTAGGTGTTTAATTGAACTAATAAAAAGAGGAATAATAAAAATATAACAAAATGAACATAATAATAAAAAATAAAAAGTTAATAGTAAAACCATTCAAATACTTCAGCGGTAGAAATGGTTTAATGTTAATAGATTATGAAACAGGTAAAGATTACATGCCAGCTACTTTAGATATTGAAAATATACCTATACTAGCTAATGAAGTAATAGTTAAAAATCATGATTTACAATATGGTGTTTTAGATGCTTTGACAAAAGCTAAAATCATAGATAAACAACATATAAATAAAACATTAGGTGTTCATACTGTTTTCGTTTGTAAACTAAAACAAATAGACCCACAAAATTAAATTGGCTTATTTGTTATAACAACCCAGCTTCAATAACACGGAGTTGGGTTTTTTTATTTTCTAGGTTTTCTTAAGGGGTTAAAAACGGCTCATTTTAAT